AACACAATTATGTTGGGGTTATTTTGTAACTCCTCAATGATTACTTTCATCCTTTCTTCAAACTGACCACGATATTTTGTTCCTGCTACTATTGAGGTCATATCCAAGGAAACGATTCTTTTATCCTGTAAATTTCTTGGGCAATCTCCCTCAAAAATTTTAATTGCTAATCCCTCAGCAATTGCGGTCTTACCACAACCAGGTTCCCCAATAATAATTGGGTTATTTTTCTTTCTTCTTGATAAAATTTGTGCTATCCTTGTAATTTCTCTTTCACGACCTACAACAGGGTCCAATTTACCTTCTTCAGCGAGTTTAATCAAATCCCTACTAAAGTTATCTAAAACGGGAGTACCGTTGTCTGAGTTTTTAGATTTCTTGTTTTCGTTATCCGCAGATTCTGTCATAACTATTTTTTTTTTAATGATAGTAATTATTTTTTAAAAAAAAAGTTATGGCAATATTAAAAGAAGAAATCAAAGGTACAAAAATTATCAATGAAATTCAGTCAAGTAACATTAAAAAAACTGAATATGATACGGAAACTAAAAAGTTATTGGTAACCTTTAATAATGGATTACTTTACGAATATGATGAAGTTCCACACCAACTATATACTCAATTCAGAATGAGTGAATCACAAGGTAAATTTTTTACATCTAAAATCGCAAAGTCTTATAAGTACAAAAAAATTTAACAATTAACTCAACTCAAGTATTTATGAGTAATGAGTAATCTAACAAAGATTTTATCAAGTTTTAAAAACCAAAAAACTCTAAATCCTAAGGTATGGGTTAAAGAAGGTAGTGAAATTAAAATGAATCCAAAAGTAAGAAAAAAACTTTTGGATATTGCTAATGATTTTATTGAATTTTTAAAAGTTGACATTATTGTGACCGATATAATTATGACGGGTTCCCTGGCTAACTATAATTGGTCAGAATTTTCTGATGTTGATTTACACATTGTTGCGAATTTTGGACAGTTTCCTGAGGAACAATTACCGTTATATGAGGAGTTATTCACGTTAAAAAAAACAATTTATAACGATAAACATAACTTAAAAATATTCGGTTATGATGTTGAGTTATATGTTCAAAATGAAACTGAAGCCCATTTCAGTAGCGGTGTTTATTCTGTCTTATTTGATGAATGGGCGAACAAACCAAAACAAGAAAATATTAAAGTTGATACTGATTTGATAAAATCAAAATCAAAACAGTGGATGGATATGATTGACGGTGTTCTTGAGAACGCGAAAGACGAGTCCGTTGAAGATGCTAAAAAATTAATCAAAAAATACAAGGACAAACTTAAAAAATATAGAACTTGTGGATTACAAAAAGAAGGTGAATACTCTGACGAAAATTTAGTCTTTAAAGTCCTTAGAAGAAATGGGTATATTGAGAAGCTATATAATTTTGAAACAGAACACGTAGACAAAGAGTATTCTCTCAAGGAAATTAGTAAGTAAATAATAAAATCGTATAAAATATTTCTTTTCTGAGATATATTTATATAAAAATAATTTTTTTTAATAACAAAAAAATGGGAAAACTTAAACCAATTGGTAGTGAAAAATTAGAAGGAATGGATAAAATCAATCGTATGATTGAAATTGCCAGATACAAAGAAAATATTCCTAACCCAATTAACGAAGATAAGTCAGTTGAATTTAATAAAACTTTAGCTGATGGAAATCAATATAGAATTGATAAAGAAAAGAACGGATACGTTATAAAAAAATCAATTAATGAATCAGGATTTGATTACTTAGAACCAATGAAAAATAGAAAATACTATTCTTCATATTCACAAGCATTTAAAAGACTTAACCTAATCACAAAAGAAGTTAATTCTCTTGTAGGTAACGATTCTAACATTTCATTATTTAATGAAGGTGAAGACGGAACAAGATTCTTTTTAAAAAATCCTAGAGGTGTAAAAGAAATTGAGGAACAAGTTCCCGCACCTGCACCAGCACCGGCTCCCGCACCCGCACCTGCACCATCACCTGAAGAAATGCCAGCTCCTGAACCTGAAATGCCGACTGATGAAATGCCATCTGATATGGACATGGATATGGAGACCGAACCTGATATGGAAGAAGATGAAGTGGTAACATTTAAAACCATCCAAAAACTAACAGGTAAATTGGCTCAGAAATTAAGAACTCTTAGAGAAAATCCTGAAGAACCAATGTCTTCTAAAGACATTAAATATGTAATTAATTCTGTGTTATCGGCTTTAGATTTGGGTAACTTAGATGAGGAAGATAAAGAAGAAATTGTAACTAAGTTTGAAGGAATTGAGGGTGAAGAAGGTATGGATATGGGTATGGAAGAAATGCCTGATATGGGAGATGAGGAAATGGGTTCAGAAGAACCAGTTGCGGAACCATCACCTGAAATGGCGGAAGAATTTGATATGTCCGACGCTAAAAAAATGTTTAAAGGAATTTTTAGTGAAACTGATGATGTTGAAGAGAATTATCACCCACCAAAAAAAGCAGGTCCTACCAAACTTAAAGTGGATGGTATGAAAGAAAATGAAGCGGCTAAAGTTGAAGAAATGATTGAAGGATTATTTACTGAATCAAAAATTGATAAAATTCTAAAAGGTTACTTCAAAACATCGGACAAAGAAAAACAAATAAACGAAAACAGAAAACAAATTATCAATAAGATTAAGACGTTGTCAGAAGGTATTGAGCAAGAAGTAATGGCTAGAAAATTTTTCAGTCAAAATTCTGAGGCAAATCTTTTAGGTAAAACTAAATCTAAAAATTTGGTTTTTGAGTTAAATGAAAGTAAATTTAGAGTAACACCAAAAGGTGAAATTCTATGAGTTATTTAATATACGTAAATGAATTAGGTCCTAACTATAAAGGAGAGAGTATATATGAATTTATTTTTTCTGATACAGTAAAGGATGTTTGGGGTGAAAGTTGGGAATCAAAACCATCAAATGGGTATCCCTCTCCACCTGACATAGATTTTATAAAAAAAGTAGGAGTTCTAAAAAGCGGGACAATAAAAATGTCGGTTATTCAGAACTCCGATTTTTTTTGTATGACAGATGCTATTGATGATGTTATTGCATTATCTTGGGAGGAAGAAACCGAATACACTAATTTTGAATTTGATAAAAGATTAGTATTTAGATTTGGTGATACTGAAGAAAATGTTAAAAATAAACTATACGAAAGAGACAAAGTTCTTGAGTTTGAAAAGAAACTAAGTTATGAAGAACAATAAAAAAACACTAAAATTGGTTGAGCATGGACTAAAAAGTAGTACCTTAGCCGAACTTAATGAAAAACAAATAGATGCTTTATATAATAGATTAGTTGAATCTAAGAAAGAAAATAAAGAAACGGTGATGGTTAGTAAAAATAACCCCGCCGAAATAGAAAATTTAAAAAAAACAAATAAAACTTTTGAAGTTTATGAGGACGATTCTGAAGGAATGAAGGATTTAGCATTGGCGTTACAATCAGGAGAAACTAATGAAAAATTTGAGTCTAAAAAACAACAAAAATACTTTTTTGCTAGATGTAATGATGATAGTTTAAGTAAAAAAGAAAGAAATAAATGGTGTAAGATGGCGGACGAGTTCGCTAAATCAACAAAAGATTTTAGTAAATTACCAGAAAAGAAAAAAGAAACTAAAGAAGAATTTGGAATGGATAATTTTAACGAAAAATTAATGAGTACTGCTACAGGTCAATACAAGAAAAATTTAGGTAAAACTCTTAATCCTACTTTTGAACAAAAATTAGAGGAGAGTATCATTAAGATGGTTGAAAAACACATTACACCTAAAATGTCAAAAAAAGATTTTATTAAGACAATAATGGAAGCTGAAAGGGAGATTGAAACTCCAGTGAAACCTGATGTTGATACCCCATCAAGACCAAAACCTGCAACTCCTTACAAACCAAAACATGAGACAGCTCCAAAGGCGAAAGAAAGAGAAGTTGAAACTCCGGTAAAACCTGATGTTGATACCCCATCAAGACCAAAACCATCAACACCATACCAACCAAAATATGAACCAGCTCCAAAGGCTAAAATACCTGATTGGTTATCTTTTGATAAAATTGGAATTAATTTGAAATAATCATGAGTTTAAATATTGAAATGGAAAAAAAATTAAATGTCAAGAATCAACTTGAGAAAAAGTTAGTTAAGGAAGGTTTAACAAAGAAAGAAAAAACTATTTTGGAAAATCTAAAGACTAACATAAAAGAAGCACCGATAGATTATGAAGGTCCTGAGAGAATGGACCCTAATATTGAAAGGAAAATTACAGGTAAGTCAACTCCTTATTCTACTCACCCGGCAATGCCAAAAGGAGATAGGGACTTTGTTGAATTGGTCTCCTCAAAAAGATTTAAGGATTCTGTTGATACTGTTAGAAGATATTTGGGAACTACCGCTCCATTACAGGGAGGTAATCCTTTAATGCAGTTGATGATGATGGCAATGCAATCATTACAACAAGTAATGAGGATTGAATTTAGAAACAAAGAGTACCTTGAAAACTTGGCGGTTGATTTGGTTAAAAAAGAAATGGGAATACCTGAAGGAGCGATGCAATTTGATGCTAAGTTAGTGCAAGGACCTTTATCATCTCAAGAAGGGATGAGAGAACAACCAAAAAAACCAAAAGAAGAGGACGTTAAAAAAGCATTTAAACACCAAGGAGATATTGAGGATTTTGTGGATGAGTTTGAAAAATTCAATTTAGAAAAGGCTAAAAGAAGATTTATAAACTCACTAATCCAAGGAGCGTCTAAAAAAGGTCACTATATGTTTGAATTAGTTAGAGATGAGTTAGATAGATTAGACCCTCAACTAGTTAATTTATATGGTGTTAATCAGTCATTGATGGACCATTTGTATTGGGTTATGCCTGACATGGAATCCATGGCGGCTTCAGGTGAGGGTCAATTAGGTCAAACTAAAGTAGACGCTCAAACTGACCCGCCAACTGTTATCGCAAGAGCGGCAACATTTCCACTTCTTATACACGAATTAATCAAGGGTATTTATGAGATATTTGGTACTCACGGTTTACCTGATGACCCAAAACAAGCCGAGATGGTGATGGGGTCTGAAGATACTTTACCTGCTGAGATATGGGATATGAGATTAGGACCTATTTTTTGGGAGAAGTTTACCGCAGCATATCCAATAGAACTATTTGAAGACGACAAAAAACAAATACAACATTATTTGTTCATGAGATTTTCTAAATTAGATGTTGAGGAGTTCTTTAAAGTTGCTAAGTTGATTTTAAAAGGTGACCCACAAGGTGAAAAATTCATAAAAAGATTGGTTGATGAAATAGTATCCGACCTTAAAAAACAAGAATACGAAGATGAAGCATCTAAATGGGATGAAGACGATTTAGATGACATTGATTTAGCGGATTTAGGTCTGTAAAATACTAAAAATAAATAAAAACCCCCACTTGTTGGGGGTTTTGATATTTATATAGAAATGATTTTATGAGTTTAACTAAAGAACAGGTAATGATGGAGTATGTAAAGTGTATGAGAGATACGCCTTATGCTCTAAAAACTTACTTACAAACTTACGACAATACTGTATCAAAATATGTACCCTTAGAGTTATTTCCTGACCAAATTTCATTGCTAGATGACTACGAAAACTTCAACGAAAATATTGCATTAAAATACAGACAGGCAGGGGTTTCCACAGTTACCGCGGCTTGGTTGTCTAAAAAATTAGCATTA